AAACAGTAATGTACTCTAAACTAATTCCTTTGGTGTTAGTCGGGTCATTTATGGTTGGGGGGTGCGCTAGTTCTTCCCCAACCAAAACTGCTAGACAATACTGCTATACAAGCAAGGACATCACTGTAAAGAATGGTGAGAAGGTAGATAGTACCACTCAGGTTCGGTGTAATGATGATCCTATCGAGACTATTCCTACTGTTAAAATGGGTATTAGTCCTAAGTGTTTTGAAAATCCATATCGTCATCAATTGCCCAGTGGGCGAGTAGTAGAAGGAATGAATTATGTTTGTCAAAAGCGGGATGGTAGTTGGGAAATTATTGACGGTCGCGGCATTAACAGTAGGTAGTAGTGCTCAGGCTCAATCAAGAGTAAACGAAAATATCTATCAACTGTTTAATTCCTTTAAAAGAATGACTGATGGCGTAAGTGCTGATGATAGACGTAAATACGAGCAGGCTATTTATACAGCATTGGCCAATTTAGATAATGGCGAATTTGTTAAATGGTACAGTGATAACAGCTACAATCATGGCTTTGTTGAAGTTATGGCAACTGCTCGTATGAATGGTCAGGTTTGTAGACGTATCTATGCTACTATTGTAACCGAAAAGAAAAGGACTGACGATGAACGTTGGGCCTGTTATAACGAAAGTACAAAGCTATGGGAGTTCTTTAAATAAATACTTTATGGTTCTAGCATTTTTAACATTTTTCACAGGCATAGCAATTTCAACAATTGCTATCTATTATTCAGTATTAGGTCTGGCTAGTATATTCAGTGCGGCTGCCTTCAGTGTCATTATAATGGGCACTGTATTAGAAATTAGTAAATTAGTCACAGCATGGTGGCTTAAAGCTAATTGGTATCGTACTCCATGGACCCTCAAAAGCTATCTTACTGTGGCAGTTATCACACTGATGTTGATAACCAGTATGGGTATCTTTGGTTATCTCAGTAAAGCACACAATGACCAAAACCTAGTTGGGGGCGATGTACAAGCTAGGCTCAGTCTTATTGACGAAAAAATCAAAATATCCAAAGACAATATAGATAGCAGTAGAGCACAATTAAAACAAATGGATGCGGCTGTTGATCAAATTATGAGTCGCAGTACTACAGAACAAGGTGCTGATCGTAGTAATCAAATACGCCGTAGCCAGGCCAAGGATAGAGAAAGAATATTCAAAGAAATAGAAGTAGAACAGAAAAAGATCACAACCTTAAATGAAGAGGCCGCTCCTATTCGTGCTGAAGTGCGTAAAGTTGAAGCTGAAGTGGGCCCAATCAAGTACATTGCCGCTCTCATCTATGGTGATAATCCAGACTCTAACCTATTAGAGAAGGCTGTTGTTTGGGTAATTTTAACTATTGTATTTGTATTCGATCCATTGGCAATATTGTTATTACTGGCTAGCCAAATGAGTTTCCAATGGGCCTTTGCCGAACGTAAAGGCGATGTTAGCATACTGGCTAAAATTAAAGAGGAACTACGTCCAAAAGGTCCTGAAGAAACACCTAAGGAACAGCCCAAATATGAACCTGATGATGGCCCTCTAACTGACCAACAAATTGAACAAATAAAAGAGTCTGCCCTAAAACCGTTGGAGCCAGTAGTAGAAGAACCAAAGCCAGAACCAGTAGTAGAAGAACCAAAGCCAGAGCCAACACTTCCTGCTTACTTAACACCTAAAAAAAGCTTTTGGGATAAACCAGAAGGCTGGGTAAATGTTCCTAATCAAGTGTATACTCCAGAGCCAGAACCTACTATTCCAACTCCTGTAGTTGTTGAAGAAGTACCCCCATTGACAGCAGATAATACAGATGTTACTGTAAGTGCTCCTATAGAAAAGCCGTTTTTAAGTGCTGAATCTGTAGGCACACCCATTCCTCTACCTGAAGAGGATGATTTAGAAATCGAAAAAAAAAAAGTAGCGGCGGATGAAGAAGAAAAAATCATATTAGTCGAGGATTTTGAAACTTTGAAGCTACGTGAAAAGGACTTGATGAAATCTTGGAAAGATGCCAATCCAGATGATACAATTAAGCAACAAATTAAACTTAAAAAGATGGGGCTCATTGATCGTTTGCCTTGGCAGATTGACGAACTAGAAAAATTAAGAGCAATATATGAACCTAGGGAAAATTAACGTAATCACACCACCAGATAAATTGTTTAACCAAAACCCAAGTATACTTTTGGTTAAACCAACTAATGACACTAAAGAAGCATTTCAAAGATATATTTGTAAGGTTGTAGAAGAATTAAATATCTTTGTATTTGACACAAATGAAACAGATTTTGATTGGCTGTTAAGTGTTCATAGTTATGTAGATATTACAATTATAGATGTGGATAATTGTGATTCAATTACTAGATCATTTGTGTCATTCATGTTAGCACAGCCCGATACATATTATTTTACAAAAGACGAAATAACTCCATATCATTTAATAAGTAAAAGTAGAATCTATGATTTGGCTTCGGTGCCATTTTTTAAAGAGATTCAAGATTTAGAAGAAGGTGAAGATGAATAATTTTAATGGAAGAAAAGTGTTTTTACGAGAAGATGAAGACATTAATCGTGCATTACGAAAGTTTAAGAAAAAGATAGAGGATAGCGGCATACTAGAAGATATCCGTAAAAAAGAATTTTATGAAAAGCCCACCACCCTACGCAAGCGTCGTCATGGGGCAGCAGTGAATCGTTTTAAAAAGAAATTAGAAAAAGAACAATTACCAAAAAAACTTTACTAATTACTAACTCACTAGTATAATACACACATGGCTAAACATTTAATGGTTGATTTAGAGACCTTGGCGACCACACCTAATGCTGCTATACTAAGTATTGGTGCAGTTACTTTTGACCCAAACTCGTCTAATATCTACGACGATTTTTACTATAGAATAGAGCTAGAAAGCTTTGATGGCTTAGATAGCTTTATTGATGATGGCACCATCGAATGGTGGAGCAAACAGGATAAGGATGCACAAGAAGAAGCATTTAATCCAGAAGGTCGTGTAGATATTAGACAAGTAATTGAAGATTTCTATAAGTTCTGTATGGGCTCTACGCATTTTTGGAGTCACGGTAGCACATTTGATATCATTATTTTAGAACACTATTTTAGACAATTGGGTAAACCATACCCATGGAGCTTTTGGCAGGTTAGAGACACACGAACATTATTTGATTTAGGCTATGATCCAGAAATGCCTCAGGCTAATAAACATCATGCTCTAGAAGATGCTGTCAGACAGGCTGTAGGCGTGCAAAATATGTTTAAAAAACTGGGTAGAAAATTTAATTAATATAAATAAACTTGGTGCTTTAATAAGACCATTTAATTCTTGCTTAAATTAAGGAGATAACAATATGAGTAAGGTAATCGGTATCGATCTCGGTACCACTAACAGTTGCGTCGCCATTATTGAAGGCGGTAATTCCCGTGTAATAGAAAACAGCGAAGGGGCACGTACTACGCCCAGTGTGGTAGCCTATACAGATGATGAAATTCTTGTAGGTGCCAGTGCTAAAAGACAGGCTGTTACTAATCCAAAAAATACAATATATGCAGCTAAACGTCTAATTGGACGTAGATTTAAAGAAGAGGCTGTACAAAAAGATTTAGACCTAATGCCTTATGAAATCTTTGAAAGTCATAACGGAGATGCGTGGATAAGGTCGCAGGGTAAAGAACTTGCACCTCCACAAATTAGCGCAGAAGTACTACGCAAAATGAAAAAGACTGCTGAAGATTACTTGGGCTATGAAGTCTCACAGGCTGTAATCACAGTACCAGCATACTTTAACGATAGTCAACGTCAGGCCACTAAAGATGCAGGTAAGATTGCAGGACTTGAAGTACTACGTATTATCAACGAACCCACTGCGGCTGCACTGGCCTATGGCGTTGATAAAACAGATACAAAAGAACGTAAGATAGCAGTATATGATTTAGGTGGAGGCACTTTTGATGTCAGTATTATTGAAATTGCCAACGTGGACAACGACAAACAGATTGAAGTACTAAGCACTAACGGAGACACATTCCTAGGTGGTGAGGATTTTGATCAACGTATTATGGACTATTTGGTTGATACATTTAAGATGGATCAAGGTATCGATCTTACCAAAGATGTATTGGCTCTGCAACGTCTAAAAGAAGCTGCTGAGAAAGCCAAGATCGAACTCAGTAGCAGCACACAAACAGATATCAATTTACCATATGTTACTGCTGATGCCAGCGGTCCAAAACATATGAATCTAAAGCTGACACGTGCCAAATTAGAAACATTAGTGGAAGATCTAATTGAACGTAGTATTGCACCATGTCGTACTGCTATGAAAGACGCCAATGTTTCACCAGCAGATATTGACGAGATCATTCTTGTTGGTGGTATGACACGTATGCCTAAGGTACAGGAAGCAGTTGAAAAACTGTTTGGCCGAGCACCACGTAAAGATGTCAACCCAGATGAAGCAGTGGCAGTGGGTGCTGCTGTACAAGGTGCTGTACTAAGTGGTGAACGTAATGATGTACTATTGCTTGATGTTACTCCATTAAGTTTGGGTATTGAAACATTGGGTAATGTAATGACCAAAATCATTCAAAAGAATACCACTATCCCAACCAAGGCTAGCCAAACATTTAGCACTGCTGATGACAACCAACCCGCAGTAACTATTAAAGTGTTCCAAGGTGAACGTGAGTTTGTTAGGGATAACAAATTACTTGGTGAATTTAATTTGGAAGGTATTCAACCTCAGCCTAGAGGCATGCCACAAATTGAAGTAACCTTTGATATTGATGCCAATGGCATTATCAAGATCAGTGCTAAGGACAAGACCACAAGTAAAGAAAACAAGATCACAATCAAGAGTGACAGTGGACTTAGTAAGGATCAAATTGAAAAGATGATTCGTGAAGCCGAAGTAAATGCTGAGGAAGATCGTAAACAACGTGAAATTGTTGACTTGCGTAATCAAGTTGACACACAGGTCTATCAGATCCGTAAGGATTTGAAAGAAGTTGATGGTAAGTTAACTCAAGCTGAAAAAGATAATGTTGAAACAGCTATCACTAATGTATTGACCGAATTGGCCACTGGCAATAAGGAATCAATTACACAAAAAGTTAGTGATCTGGCAGCGACAACACAGGTTATCTACAAGGCCAAGGAAGCTCAAAGTCAACAAGTAGATAAGGACATTACTGACGTAGACTTTAACGAAGTTAAAGATACAGTTTAATGTACTTATAAATAGTCTAGTGGTGCTCGGGTGAGGCCACTATTATATCTTGCTTAACAAAGGAGAAAATGAAATGACACAAACACAATTAGCTAGAATGGATACGGCGGCTTTAAACAAAGCACTCATCGGTTTTGACCGTATCTTTAACACTATGGAACGTAACTGGGCCAACAGTGTTAATAACAATTATCCACCATACAACCTAGAGCGTAAAGGGGAGGTGTATACAATTACGCTCGCCGTGGCTGGATTTGAAAGAAATGAAATTGATGTCAGCGTAGATCAAGATCAATTAATCATTTCAGGCGAAAAAACCGCCAATGCATATGATGAAGATTTTGAAACACTTCATAGAGGTTTGGCTCTCCGTGGCTTTGAACGTAGATTTGCACTATCAGAGCATATGGAAGTTAAATCAGCTGAAATCAAAAATGGATTACTTGCCGTAGTAATCGAAAGAATCATACCTGAAGCACTATTGCCAAGAAAGATTCAAATTAAAGAAGCTTGATAATCGGGGGGACCTAGTCCCCCCTCTACCATGGAGGCCAAAATGGCTGTTGATATAGAAGATATTACTGATATTAAATTAGACGAAAAAGTTAAACAAGTAATTAAAGAGCCAAAAAAATGGCACGTTGTTTTCCTAAATGATGATCATACTCCTATGGAGTTTGTGATTAGTATCCTAACTGAAATTTATCATCATAGTACCGAAACAGCTAAAAACATCACGCTTCAAATTCACGAGACTGGAAGTGGTATTGCAGGTACATATAGTTTTGACATAGCGGAAATTAAAACCATAGAAACAACTAATATAGCAAGAGCTAATGGTTTTCCGTTACAGACTAAACTAGAGGAAGAATAATGAGTCTAAAAGAAATTACAAAGGATCTGCATCACGAAGCAGAAACTACAAAATTTGCCAAACTACTACTAAGTGGCAAAATCAGCAAAGAAGATTACGCAAATTACCTGTACCAAATGCTACTAGTCTATGGACCAATTGAGTTTGGCAATAGAATGGTTGGTAATATGGACAATTTAAAAGGCATTGAACGATTGCCTGCTATCTATAGAGACTTTATGGAATTGGCTGGACCAGATCACAAGTATGTTTGGCTACCAGAAAGCATTGCTTATCACAATTATCTAGTTGAATTAATCAACGACGTTGATCGTAGACATTTGATTAAGGCACACTTGTACTGCCGCCATATGGGTGACCTTAATGGTGGATTGATTATTAAGAAACAGGTTGCTGCTATCAGCAGTGGTCATTTCTATGAGTTTGACAATCCAGCTGAACTTAAAGTGGCTATTCGCGCAGAACTAACAGACGACTTAGGTGATGAAGCTCGTGTGGCTTTTGAATGGGCCATTAGAATGATGAGAGACTTATACAATGGCGAGTAAACTTTGGAATAGCATTGATAGTTCTACACTAAAAAGTTTACCCAATGCTGCCAAAGGATACGAACAACGAATCAGTATTCCTGAATTTACATTTTTGGGGGTACACGATCAACCAGACTTTGGCAATATAACTATTTGGTATTATGGCAATACCAAAACTATAGAACTAAAAAGTCTAAAAGAATATCTTTTTCAATATAGAGATACTGTAATCAGTTATGAACGTTGTTTGGATGTATTATACAAGCATCTAAAAGAAGCTTATGAACCAGATCGTATTCGTATTGAAATTGAATTCAGACCAAGAGGTGGTATTTCCAGTAAAATGACCGTGGACAGCGATTGGGGTCATTTAGGTGGAACTGACCAATATTGGCAACATCATAAAAATTAGGAATATAAATGAATTCATTATGGAACACACTTGCGGGCATTTTAAAGCCAACTGTTGTTAACAAACAAGAACAAGAACAAAAAGATTACAAAGTAGCAGATATGTCTTTGGCCGCGTGGGGTCATAAAGAAATCGCCATTGCCGAACACGAAATGCCAGGCATTGTGGCTGTACTAAAAGAATATGAGGGACAATGGCCATTGAAGGGTGCTCGTATTGTAGGTAGTCTACATATGACCATTCAAACAGCAGTACTTATCAAAGCACTAGTAACATTGGGTGCTACAGTACGTTGGAGTAGTTGTAATATTTTTAGCACACAGGATCATGCCGCCGCCGCTATCGCTGATTTAGGAATTCCAGTATTTGCTTGGAAAGGCGAGACTGAGGAAGAATACTGGTGGTGTATTGGACAAACGGTGCGTGGCCCAAATGGTTGGACACCAAACATGATCTTGGACGATGGACACGATCTAACTGGCTATATTCACGATGTACATCCTGAACTATTAAATGACATTATTGGTGTAACAGAAGAAACTACTACTGGCATTCATAAACTATTAGAGCGCATTGAAAAAGGCACATTGAAGATTCCAGCTATCAATGTAAATGACAGTGTGACCAAGAGCAAGTTTGATAATTTGTACGGGTGTCGTGAAAGTCTAGTTGATGGTATTAAACGTGCCACTGACGTAATGATTGCAGGTAAAGTTGCAGTAGTTGCCGGATATGGTGATGTGGGTAAGGGTTCCGCACAAGCTCTTAGAGCACTATCCGCCCAAGTATGGGTTACTGAAATTGATCCTATCAATGCATTACAAGCAGCTATGGAAGGCTATCGCGTGGTCACTATGGATTACGCTGCCGACAAGGCTGACATCTTTGTTACTGCCACAGGTAATATTGATGTAATCACATACGATCATATGGCTAAGATGAAAAACAATAGTATTGTCTGTAATATTGGCCATTTTGACAGTGAGATTGACATTGCCAGTTTGAAAGATTGTCAGTGGGATGAGATCAAACCACAGGTAGATCATGTTACATTCCCAGATGGTAAAAAGATCATTGTTCTAGCCAAAGGACGTTTGGTTAATTTAGGTTGTGCAACAGGACATCCTAGCTATGTAATGAGCAATAGTTTTACCAATCAAATCTTGGCACAGGTTGATCTGTTTACTAATCCAACTAATTATGCAGCAGGCCAATTATACCTATTGCCCAAGCATTTAGATGAAAAAGTTGCACGACTACATCTTGGACAAATTGGTGCAGAGTTAACCACATTGACAGAACCTCAAGCTAAGTATATTAATGTGGCTATGGAAGGCCCATATAAGTTAGAAACATATAGGTATTAATATGAGTAAAGTTTGGGATTCACTTATTTCCGTACAGAACCTTCTTGAGGAAAGTTTTGCTAGAACTGGCGTAGAACAGTTTGAAAAAGGCATGGAAAGATTCAATCAACCAGGTTGGGTTAATCGTGTATGGAGTAGTGAGTCCTATCGTCGTGCTCACGTCGATGTAGTTGATGCTAGAGAGAAAAAGGGCCTATGGATGATGCATTGTTGTGTGTTCCCACATACGCATAATCCAGCCCCAATTTTTGGCTTTGATGTTATTGCAGGAAAGAACAAGATCACTGGGTGTTT